CTCGACACCACCACCATCTGATAATCAGATCGCGTGTAACTCAGGCCCCACTTCGGTGGGGCTTTTTTCTTGGCGCTACGCTGAAACAAAGGTGATCTAAGTAGTTGTGCCCGCAACGATCAACGCTACTTTGAGCAGCGCGACGGCCAACAGCTACGTCACTTTGGCTGAGGCCGACTCTTATTTCGAGACCGTCCCAGACAGCGCAAGCTGGGACAACAAAACCACCGACCAAAAGAACCGTTCTTTAATCACAGCCACCCGCTGGATCGACAGCCTTAACTTCTACGGCGACCGTTGCGACGAAGACCAAGCCCTTAAGTGGCCGCGCAATAACTACGACTACGACCAAGTCGAACTGGAGTGCTCGTTAATTCCCAGCGAAATAAAGTACGCCACTTTTGAACTGGCACGAGCTCTGGCCAATGACACCGATGCAATCACAGGCAATAACGCAACTACAGGTCTTTACGAGGAAGTCGAGCTGGGCGATTTGCGGGTCAGATACAACACTCGCAGTCAATCCAGCGGTTCAGTAAACAACATCTTTGACGTTTACCCCTGGCTGCAGTCCTACCTAGGCGGCTACACATTGGGCGGCACTGGAACTTACCAATTCCGTATTTTCCGAGGCTGATATGTCTTTAATCGACTCAACATTTTCAGCAATTCCTGGCCCACTGATCCAACAGTGGGGCGAAACAGTCACGTACATCAAAACAACTACACCACGCACCTATAACCCGACAACTGGAGCTGTAACTGGAGCCGATACAAATGTGACGCTAAAAGCTATTGTTTCGCCAGTAAATGTGCGCGAATCCGAAGGCCTATATCAAGCAACCGACGTGCAGTTTTTGATCGGCACAGACGAGCTTGGAACGTATTATCCCAGCGAGGCCGACCGCATCCAATACAGCCAAGCCGGCGTAACTCGCGAGGCCAAGATCATCAACGTAAGAAGCTATCGCGGCGAAAATCCAGTAATTCACACCATCATTGCGAGGCCGCAATAATGGCCCGAAACGAGCTGGCAAAATTAGCCGAAAACCTAGACCGCTTTGCCGCAGCGGCATTTAGCAGGGCACCGGCGAAGGCTGCCGAAAAAGTAGTGGCCGATCTACAAAAACTCGGCCCTGTCTGGTCCGGCCAGTTTTCTAATTCCTGGGCAATCGCCAGCGCCTCCCGCCAAACCCAAGGCACTGGAGCACCTGGCCAACCACGATCACTTTCTGCGCCACTACTTAGCGGCCGAGAACTACTTTTCAAACCAGAAATCAAATACACAATCTTTAACACGGCAGATTATGCGGCTATCGCACAGGATTTAGAGCCTGGCGTATTCAAAAAGATCGGCCGTCCGCTCAAACCAACACTTCCGGGCCAACCAGGCATTCGTTCTAATGGCATCCGAGGCAGCGTCGGCCCAGGCAGCGGTAGCGCCGAGTCCACAGCACCACTCGACTGGTTCACTACCTATGTAAACGGCGGAAATTTAGACAGAACAGTTGAAGTAGCGTTCAATGTAACGCTGCCAAGAACACTATGAACTATCAAGCAATCAGAGCTGCAGTAGAGAACCCGCTGCTTTCAGCGTTTGGAGCGTTGAGTCCAGCAGTGCCCGTTTATTTCGATAACATTACGGCTAGTCCCGCTAACAGCACAACTGAGCACGTCAAAGTAAACGTCACCTTCGGCATCACGAACGAGCCGACGCTGACTACCAGCGTTGATTACGCACGTGGAGCTATTGTCATCCGAATTTTCACGGAAAAGGGCCGTGGTCCTGCCCGCAACCAAACGCTTATTACGACAGCGGTAAACGTTTTAGAAACACTTAACAACAGCACAAAAAACAACACAGGCGTATTTTTCCGCGTTGGCGAGATTACAGGTCCAACTTTCTCTGCGGTTGAAGATTCACCGTTATTTGTAGGAAGAGTGGAGGCGCCATACAGGGCAACAGTTATCTCTTAGAAGTTGAGCCAATAAAACGCTAACCTGTATTAAGCCGGGCAGTGCCCGCCCCACAAAATACTTCTGGTACGCCCTATGGCCACCACTGTTCTGTCCGGCACGTCCGGCGCCCTCTACTACAAGCCCGCTGGAACCATCGGAACTTTCGGTGAAGCCGGCGTGAACACGACCACCGACACAATCACTGTTGAGCCTTATCTGAACTTCAAGGTCAGCGACCCTGTGAAGTTCAAGGTTATCAACGCGCAGACCGGCGGCACCGGTACCGGCACCCTTCCCGCCGGTCTTAGCGCTGTTACCACCTACTACGTAATCAGCTATACGGCTGCCACTGGTGCACTGCAAGTTTCCGCCACTGCCGGCGGCGCAGCAGTCGACATTACCGATGACGGCACCGCCGTAAGCCCCAACGAATTCGAGGTTTACTACGCCGACTTCGAAGTAGTTGGCCAAGTCCGCGACTGGAGCTTCGAGGTAACCCGCTCGGAAATCGACGTCACCACCATTGGCCAGACCCCTGGCCAGTACGTGCCTTTCCGTAACTACATCAGTGGTTTCGGCGATGGTACTGGCACTGCCACGGTCTACATGACCAACGAGGCATCCTCTCTGTCTAACCGCCTGGTGGAAGACGTTCTGCAACGGCAGCAAACTGGTGCCGCTTTCAAGCTGTACACCGACCGCGTCTTTACTGGTGGTGCACTTAGCGAAAGCCTGAGCCGCTCGATCTCGTTCAATGCCGTGATCACCTCGGCCAGCATGAACGTGAATCCGGACGACGCCCAATCTGTGTCGATCAACTTCCGACCCTCCGGCGCCCCCAGCTTCGACTTCAGCACCTCGGCCTGATAGTCTGCTGCTGCAGTTGGTTCAGCGACCCCGGCCTAAACGCCGGGGTTTTTTGTCTCTAATTTGCTACAGTAACCCTATAACCAATCAACTGGTATGCCCGTTCCTGTACGCGCCATTGATCGCCTGCGCAAGGCGGCCAACCTGGAGCCAACTAAAAAGACTGTCGAATTGTCAGACGGCAGCAAATTTGAAATGTGGGTTACTCCGCTGACGATGGCTGAGCGTGAGCGTGCCCAAAAGCAAGCCAAATCGGATGACGCCAACGCTTTTGCACTTCAACTGCTTATCGCGAAAGCCCAAGACGAATCTGGCGCAAAGCTTTTTGCAGCCGGTGAGATCGATGTGCTCAAAAACGAAGTTAAGGACAAGGACCTACAAGCCCTGATGCTTGCCATCATCGTGGACGATTCCGAGCCACTGGACCCAAAGAATTAAGCGCCGAAATACGCAAGGACAACTGGCTCCTTTTGCAATTCGGCGTGGCCAAGGAACTCGGCAAAAGTCTGCACGAGATCCGCACGACAATGACCGCCGAGGAAATCCTCGGCTGGAGCGCTTATTTCCAGATCCTCAACGAGGACCAGGAAAAGGCAATGGAAAAAGCCAAACGCCGCCGCTAACCCGGCGGCTTTTTTACACCGTAAACTGAAGTACCAGAGTCCGACACGACGCCGTGGCTGCTTACAGAGCTGATATTGAGATAGGCGTAAGGGGCATACAACAGCTTCAAGCCGTAACTAAGCAAATTAATAGTCTTTCTACAAATGTAGATAGTGTAAATAAAAGTTTAGCCGGAGCTACTCAAACTATCAATGCCTATAATGCAAATTTAGCTAAAGCTGCAGCAACATTAAATAAGGTAAACGCGGGAACTATTGCCGAAGTGGATGCAGTACGTCAATATGTTCAAGCTTTAGGTCAAGCTAACGCTGCAAGAGACAGACAAAACAAACTAATCCAACAACAAATAGCTTTACAGCGAAAAGCTGTTCCTACAGCTAATGCTGGCTTCGGCGTGCAAGGGCCAGCATTACCTCCTAATCAAAGATCTAATCAAAATTTTGGTGCGGGATTTGGCAGCGCTGCTAGTAATGCAATTATTGGCGGTGCTTTTCCGCTTCTATTTGGCCAAGGCGCTGGAGCAGCTATTGGTGGCGGTCTTGGTGGCGCTTTAGGTGGAGCATTTGGCGGAACTTTAGGTTTTGGTTTATCACTGGTTGGCACCGCTATCGGCCAAGCTATTGACGATGCGCAAAAATTAAATGTTGAGCTAATTGGCTTAAATAATAATCTTTCTTCAACAGGTGATACTTCCAGAACTACAGCTGCTGATGTATCTCAGCTAGCTTCTCAATTAGGTATCGCAAAAGATGAAGCCTTAAAGCTAGTAAGTGCTTTTTCTGAATTTGATTCAGCTTCCGTACGAGAAGCCCTAGCCGCAAGCTTTGGAGCTGTAGGCGGCGAAGAAGCTTTTAATGCCTTAGCAGCAGCTATAGATAACAAATCTACACTAGAAGCTATCGTTAAATTAAGAGACACTATCACTGACAGTCAAGCTAAAGAAGCATTAAAACAACTAGAAATAAATGGCTCTGCTACTGCTAACATCTTTTTACAAGAACGATTGATTAAATTACAGGAAGAAAAACTACTTAAACAAGCACAAGAAGTAACTCTACTTGACAGAATACTTGCAGGATTTGCTGCACTAGGTGCACAAGGACAGTTTATTGACCCTGCGACTTTCGGTAAAGAAAGAGCAGAAGACATTGTTAAATCGGCAGCTAATCGAAGAAAAGCGCAACAGCAAGCATTAGAAGACACCCGTAAATTCCTACTGGAAGTAAATCGACTGAATGAAAGATTTACAGCAAAAACACCACGAGCCAAAGCTGCACCTAAAGGACCCGAAGACAGGACCGTATCTCTACGCGCCGATTTAGATGCTTTGCGTGCTATTGGCGAAGCAGAAGACCGCATACGCGATCTACGTTTTACCGGACAAGACGCTTTAGCAGTATCTGAACAAAAACTCAAAACCTTGGCAGATATTGAAAGAGATAGGATAAAACAAATACGACAAGCCAATTTTGCTACTGAAAAAGCTGTAATAAACGAGATCGCACGAGAGCGGTCTATCCAAGCTCAACGTGTAGCTGCCGATGAGCTTAGAGAAATAGAATCTGACCGCGTACAAAAAGCTATAGAAGCCAAGAATGCTATTCAGGAAGCTGTGCAACCTATTCTTGAGGTAGGCATTCAGCAGCGAAATCAACTAGAAGATGCTAAGAAGTTTAATCAGCTGGTACGTGAAGGCATTCTTCCGGCTGAGGCTGAGCGTCTAATTAACTTTGAGCGCCTTGTACAGAGCGAACTGCAAAGTCTTGACACGACAATCGCCCGAAATGAAGCACGGGTTACTGAACTAGAAACTGAAGTACAGGCGCTTGAAGTTAAAGCAGACGCTGTTGCTTTGGAGAAAGGTGTAACCGACGAGATATTTGCGCAAATCCAAGCCCGTGGAGGTAATATCAACAAAATCAAAGAAGAAATTGATGCTCTTCGTGCTCGCCGTGATGCCATCGCTGGCGCCGCAGCAGCAGGACCTGGCGCTGCACCTAGCACTCGTGATCGCTTACAAAACGAAATCGGCCAACTTCAAGGCCAGTTAAACCAGCTTGTCGACCCGGTCAACCAACTTGTGACTGGCGCTCAGGCTATTGGCGACGCATTTGCCCAATCGTTCCGCGACATTATTAGTGGCACCGTGCCAGTTCAACAGGCGTTGTCCAATTTCTTCAAGCAGATCGCATCGAGTTTCCTAGACAACGCGGCCCAAATTATCGCGGCTCAACTTCAAATTTTTGTTTTACAGCAGGTACTTGGCTTTATTGGTGCTGCTGGTAGCGGTGGAGGTTTTGGATCTAGTTCTGTAACACTTCCAGGACTTGAAGGAGCCGGTGCTTTATCTAGCGGATCACTTTTGCCGGGCGGTGCGTTTGCTGAAGGCGGTTTTGTAACCGGCCCCACTCGCGCACTAATAGGCGAAGGGGGTTCAGACGAGTATGTAATCCCGGCCAACAAGATGGCTGGCGCAATGCAGCGCTACAACGCCGGCGTTCGCGGAGATGCAGTCCTCAAAGGCGCAAGTTCCACAGAACAAACTGGCGGCTTTGCCCTAATTAACCAACCGACCCAGATCAACATCAGCGGTGGTGTGATGCAGTTCAACGACACCAACTACATCCGACAGGATCAGGTGCCGGCTATTGTCGATCAAGCAAGCCGTGCCGGCGAAGCCCGCGCCCTACGTAAGCTGCAGCAAAGCCCCAGTGCTCGACGCAAGATCGGGATGTAAGACCAGATGGAATTTGCAATCGGCCAATTTCTGGATCTGAAACAACAGAACGGATCTATCTTTCGCTGGCAAAACTTTTGGATCAATGAAACCGTAAGTGGCTATAGCTTTGTGCCTTTTGGTTTTAGGGGTTTAACCACTAATCGCCAAGGCGACAACATTGATGCCACGCTGGTATTTCCCAATAACGATCTGTCCAGGCAATGGGCGCTGTCTTCAATTCAAGGTAAGTGGTTGGCCGAAGTAAAAGTAATCTTGTTTAACCCGGAAGACAAATCGCAGCAAAACCAACTTTTGACCTACGTAGGCCAGATTACAAATGGCGCATGGGACGAAACAGCAATCAACATTCGCTTGAATACGCTTGTGGATGCGGTTGGCGGTGAAGTGCCGGCCCGTCGTCTTACCCAAAAAATCGTTGGCAATCTACCTACCAGCGCCAATATCCAGTTGTTCTGAGCTGATTGGTATGCCTTACCGCCTTGGTGGTGGCGAGGGGCATATCGATTGCATACAGCTTGTTTACTTAGCGCTGCAGTGCATGGAGATACCGACGCCTGCGTTCAACGAGGACTGGTACGGGATGCACCGGCGCGGCTATCTTCGGGATCTGTTGACCTGGGGCAATAGGGTTGCAGGCCCGGTCTACGATGGTGACGTGCTGCTTTTAGCTGGGCAGCGGCCAATGTTTGGAGTCGTATGGGAGCTGGGCGCCCTCCACATCAGCGAGATGCGAAACGCGGTCGGCTGGTGCCCTATGGACCAGTTGAAGACGCATTGGATCGTGCGTTACTCCCTTACGAGCAAGAACTGATCCGCATACTGGGCTGCAGTGAAAGCGAGTATCGAGATTATGTACGCGAAGTTCAGTTCAAAAGTCGCGTTAGACCTGCTGAGTACGAACACATCCCAGATATTCGATGTGATCCGCTAACGGTCAGCATCATCAGCTTGGTGATTGGTGTTGCATCGTCAGTAGCCGGCGCACTGCTGGCACCAAAACCACCTAGCCCACCGGAACAAGGCAGGCGCGGAAAAAATATCAGGCTTGCCAGTCAGCAGGGATCCGAACGTTTCGGCGCCACGTCTGGTTTTGACAGCGTCAATGACCTAGCAACTTACGCCGAGCCCATACCCATTGTTTTTGCTAGGCGCGAAAGTGGTATCGGCGGCGTGCTGGCTGGTACGCAACTTGTGTGGTCTCGTGCGTTCAGTTACGGAAATGAGCAAGGGGTCAAACTGCTGTTCGTTATTGGTGAGCAGGGATTGGCCGAGGGCTTAGCTAAGCCTGACCTGCCCGGAATTTTCTTGGGCACCACGCCGCTATCTGGAATTTCGCCTCAAAAGTTTGCGTTCTACTGGAACCGCAACACCAACGTCAACGGCCGGATTCTGGCGAAGAATTTTGCTTATGGGACCAGGGCGCGTGCCGATGCAGGCGATCCACAAACAAACGACGATATTTTCTTGGCACCAAGTCGTAGTGCTGTGCAGGATATTGTTTTCGCTCAGACCTATACGCCGTCAAGCAATACAGAGTTTGGATGTTATGCGTCGGTGGCAAATGGCACTGGCTATCGCGTCAATTTTGAGTTGGTGCCACTGCCTGATGTTGAAGGCAACAGTAAAAGCGACTTGTCACCAAGCCGTCGCAGGCGCATCAAGATCTCCGGCAATTTTGAGGCGGAAAATCTTGTTGAACTTCGAGCTTTAGGACAAAAAGGTACTGGCCGTGAATACTGCCGGTGGATGGGCATTACCAGCGTTAACGGCCAAAAACCGCCCGGTGGTCCTGATGGCCACAAACAACGCTATTCGGTAAGCAAAGGCAGTCAGTGCGTATTTGAAATTCGCGGCAAAGTAATCGACCAAGATCGTTATTGGACAGATGATGAGAAAAACGATGTAAACGTCGACGACATCAACAATGCCACTATCCGCATGAGGGAAGAGGCCGACGATCTTTTGCAAGTCGGTCAAATTGTAATGATCGCCCGCACCGTCTGGGTGGTTAAATCACGTTCCAGGCCGGACTGGGGCAGCGAAGCAATCGGACCTTTTGTCGAACGTAATACTCAGGTAATCACACTGGAATGCCTGGAAGTATTTGCGACTGGCGGTCCAGGTAGTGAAATTGGCGCTGTAAGTGAACTTGCAGTTGATCGCGCAGTACGGACCGATGATCAGGGCAGAGGTACTTACACCTACGGAAGACCCGATCTAAAAGGCCTAACTGTCGGTCCTGGTTATTACCCGCTCCAGCGAGTTTCCTTCGGCCTGGTACGTAATACGCGCCCTTGCGATACAACAGAAGTCGGACTAAAGAGCCAAGTTTGGAATCGTGCCGACGGTCTGTGTAATTTCACATCGCTGCCAACATCTGCTGCTATGCGGCGTGCAGATAAGCGTGGCGATACCCTGAACTCCGGAACACTGAATCTGTATTTCAACAGAACTTCAGTCTTTACTGTTTTCATTAGGCCAGCTGGCGCACAAGCTGATGGCACCGAATTCCCATGGACCGATTTAGGTGAACAGTTCTGCATCCAAGGTTCTCGCCCTGTTGATCAGTACAATTTCATACGCTTTATTCACCCACAGCGCGGTGAATACGAGTTTCGATTTATTCCCAAGAATGGCGCGGACGTAGCGCAAAACAGCCCAGATTCGGCGGAGTTTCTATTGCTTGACGCACGCTTGGCTGATTTCAAACAGCAAGGTGTATTGCTGAACAGGTCGTATAACACCCGCTATGGAACATTTGGCATCCAAACTGCAGGACGGACTGTGCTTAAAGGTGATATTGAATTTGCGCCTGAACTTTCTTCGGCCTTTGACGATGAGATGAGTAGCGATTCGGGGCCAATGCCAACACCAGCTCCGGCGCCTGCACCTTCACCGTCGCCTGTTCCGGAAGTTGGAGCGGCAACCAATGTCTTTATTTCTGCTTACTTCCCCGACTTCACCCCGGATTCAGCGAGAGCTACATCTGTTCAGTTCATCCAATACGACTCTGTACCTAGCGGTACCCAATTCAGGGAAAGCGCACTGTTCTTTGAGCTATGGGGACGTGCTGACTTCCAAGGTCTACGCAGATCGGCAACTCGTACCTTCCCCGGTCTTAATGGCGGGCGTTCGTTGACTCTGCGATTTGACGGCGTTGTTAACGGCACTTTCCCGGCAAGTAACCCATTCTTCCCGAACCAGCGTGCGTGGACCCTGGAGCGAATTACGGTTGTCGACAGCAGCCTGTTCATCAATGAAGGCGACATCTTTAACTGCCGTATTGACACGACACCCGGCAACCCTCGAAACCCAAACAATTACGTACGGGTTGGAGTGCAAGTCCGCGTAAACGGCGTTTCGCTGAGCAGTGGTGAAGCCGGTCGTGAAAACGGCTACTCGTTTGGTGTACTCGGCAATGCTGATCGTCTCGCGCTTGGCACCGTATCAAGCACCATCAGAACTCTTACCGATGCCGGGCGTAGTGTCCAGATCAGGTACAGCGCCACCGTCGTACCAGCAACGGAAAGGCAGCGCCAGGATTATCAAGTCAATCAGGTTTGGGACAACGAAACCGTTGAAATTATTCCAGGCACCAGTTCCGCCACGTTTAACCGTGGCGTGAGGATTTTGGATGCGGTGCCGGTTGCATCAAACAACCCGTTCAGACCACCTGGTTCACAGGTTGGTATTTTCTACCAAATCTCTGCCGTCGGCTAAGGCTGACTAACAAACTCACCCAAAGAAACGAGGTAACACCATGGCATTTTCCAACGAAAGCTCTGATCTACGCAAAAAGCGTATTTTCGAGGAAAACGGGCAGATAACGGACATCAGCAACTACATGGAGCTGACCAAATCAAATGAAAGCACGCCTGAGCACAATATCGTTTACGTAACAGAAACCGTAAAACCAGACACGATTCCTATTTACGATAAACTTACAACTTGCGCCTTAGCTTTACGAGCAGGTAGAGATTTTAATCGTATTGATCAATTACGAACTTGGCTGGCACACGGCATCAGTGTTCGACGTTTTCACCCCAGCGAACTTAACAGCGTAGGCCCATCAAATTTATTCCCGGATCTGGTTTATTACTTGCTGACGGATACAACAGCAGGACTTGGAAATTTCTTTAGCTCTGAACTTATTGACACAAGTAGCTTTACCAACGCCTGCCGTTTTCTGCGCGCCAACAAGTTGTTCTTCAACGGCGCCGTAGCAGAAGCCCAGAATGTGCGGTCATACATTTCCGACACAGCACCATTTTTCCTGCTGGATTTCGTAATCGGAAACGGCAAATTTTCTCTGCAGCCTGCACTGCCGACCACGACAACTGGTGCGATCAGCGGATCAGCGGTTCCGATTGCTGCCTTGTTTACCGAGGGCAACATTATCGAAGACAGCTTCACTTTGGAATATCTAGAAGCTGAACAACGCAAAGATTTCCAAGCGGCATTACGCTGGCGCCAAGAACAAGAAAACCGCTTGCCGGAAGAACGAACCGTTACTGTCCGCTATAGCGAAGCCGGCAGCACCGAATATCCCTTTGAAAGTTATGACCTTACCGATTTTTGCTGCAGTCAAGATCACGCAGTGCTGTTCGGTAAATTTATTTTGAGCGCTAGGCGCCGTATTACTCACACGGTGTCATTTAGGACAACGCCCGAAGGCTTGAGCCTAGCGCCAGGGAACTACATCAAAGTGGTTACTAAAAGCAGCCCATACCAGTTTGCAAATAATGGCGTTGTCCAAGCTGATGGAACTTTGATTCTGTCTACGCCTGTCGTCGATAACACTTACGAAATTTTCTACCTAAACAACACGGTTGGCGCTGTGCAAGAGGCAACAATCAGCGTTGTAAACGGAAAAGTACAACAGCAGCAATTCTGGGACACTCTAATCACGATCAAAAATGCAGGTAATTCAACCAATACGTATCAAGTTCAAGAACTAACCTATGAGGAGGACGGCCTGGTGCAGATCGTGGCTTCTGAGTACCCCACAGGTAGTGACGGCGCTAGCCTTATTGCAGGCGACCTTTTGGCCAACGGTACGTTCACGATTGAAACCTGATGCCGTACCCCGCCCTAAGCCCAACCTCGCGTTCATTTGATCCGGGCGACTGGCCCGTCAGAACTTACAACGCACAAAGCGGTGTTGAGGTCAGGATTCTTTACGGAAGCAAGCGTTACAACCTGCGTTTGCAACTGACTTACGCCAATATCCCAGATTCCAGCGCCACAGAATTTCTGACGCATTTTGAAGAAACGACAGGTACATTTTCAACATTTACATTTGGTACAAGTGCCGGTGTCGCCATCTACGATGGTTGGCGCGGCAGTGCCACTGTGCTTACTCCGCCGCTTGGCGTAAACTGGCGTTATGAGTCAGCCCCGCAGGTTGAAAGCGTAAGGCCCGGTATTAGCACCGTTACCGTTTCACTTGTCGGAGTACTCTAATGTTCTACAGCGGCATCCAAGGCGAGCTTTACATCAACGGCGTAAAAGCCGCGAAAGTCCGCAACTGGTCCATGAGCACCAGCCTTAGCTTGCTGGACACGACGACGCTGGGCGACACGGACACTACAACCGTGCCTGGCATTCGTACCAATACGGGAAGCTGCCAGATTTATTACTACGCACCAACGATGGTGGTTGGTGAAAATAATTCGGCAAGTCTGCTTATCAACAAGCTAATTAAGGCCGGTGTAGATGGTGTGGCACCAGAAGCCGAACAGGTAACGCTAAAACTTTCTTTGAACAACGAAACAGGTGCGCAAACACATGTTCAAGGGCCGGTTTATTTAACCAGCGTTGCGATGTCTTGCGCGGTGGGCGAAGTTGTTTCTGCCGAAGTGGCATTCCAGGTCATTGGTGCCTTTACCAATGTGGTGCTATGAGCGTTTATCTAGGGGAAAACGGCAACATTGAACTCCGCCGGAGTACAGGTGGCGAGGGATTCATGCGCAGTTTCCTCGATCCTGCCGACGTTAATGTTGCGCGCAAACGCTTTTCGTTTGACTTCCCGGCAGATGCGCTAGTCAGCGGTGACCGCATACAAATCCAAACAGTCAACGGATCCAACCTGCAGTTAGTTTCAGGCTGGGATTATCCTGATGGGCTCTGGTACTGCTTTGTTGACACCGCAGGCGGCATAAGGCTTTACAACACCTTTGTTGATTCAATCAACGGTTCAATCGACAATGCTTTAACGCTTGTGTTGCCAAGTACGACGCAAGAAATTCAAGTACAAGTAAAGAACTCCCTGTATCGTTTTTATGGTCAAATTCGTAGCTGGGAAATTACAAATAGCCGGACTTCAGTTGATGTAACCAGCCTTGGCGAAGAATTTATCGAGCAATACAACAGAGGCCTTGTATCAGGGCAAGGGCGAATCACCTGCATTTGGGACTACAAAATATCAGGACTTGACCCAATAAGAAAGCCATTTCCAAGCGAGGAACCCAATTACCTATGCCAGCTAATCCTTAGGTTGAAGCAAGGTGCCATGTTCCAAGGTAGATTTTTTGTATTTACAGGAACACCGGCAGTTTGGTACGAAGCTGACTGCATTGTGACCAACACAGCTTTATCCTTTGCGCCTGGAGAGGTTGTTGAAAACACAATCGAATTTTTAACGACAGGACCTGTCCGCCTATCCACTGGCTCGCCTAACAACTTGCTGTTGCAGGAATCCGATGATTTACTGCTGCAGGAGTCCCTTGACTCGATTCTCCTAGAGGACCCGACGTAGACTGTCACTAGGCGTCGTTTAATTTAAGCCGCATGGCTGATCTCCGCATTAGTCAGCTGCCAGTTCTGACTGGTGCGCTGCTGCAAGCCACTGATCCGATTGCTGTCGCGGACATTAGCGCCAGCGAAACAAAGAAGATTACGGCTAAGGAATTTGTCGAGGGTGCCGTCGCTTTAATCGACGACCTCAGCATTCCCGGTAGCAAGGTTGACCTAACCCTTGCCGCTAATTCGGTCAACACCGCTCAGTTGGTTAACGGCGCCGTAACGGAGCTGAAATTAGCGAACAGCAGCAGCGGTCGAATTAGCTCAACCGCCACAAGCACCGCAGGCGCCTACATCGGTCAAATTGCTGTATTGACCCCCAATAACGTTCCTTACATCTGGAACGGGTCATCGTGGGTTCAATTCCAGACAGGCGTTCTGACAATCACCGGCGGCACCGCTGGGGCTGTAATTACCGATGTCACGACAGTTTCAAATAACTCGACTGTTATCGCTCGAATTGCGAATGCAACTGGCCCCAAGGAATTTTTAGCTGGTCCTGCCTCAAGTTCCGGAGCTTTTTCTAGGCGGCAAATCGTACCTGAAGATCTACCACTTGCGACCACTTCTACCGCTGGTATTGCCTCAGTACCTGCTGGCGAAGGTATCCGCATTGATGGCGGTGTTGGCGGTCTTGAGGCCCGGCTTGAAATTGATAATGATGTAACCGCAAGTGTTGTTCATAAGGTCGTTACTTACAACAGCAAGGGCCTTGTTACTGGCGGTCGTGTAATTTCTTCTGCCGACTTGCCGCTGTCAACTGCCGGAAGCGCTGGAGCTGTTGCCGCTGGCACAGAATTTCAAGTTAATGCGGGCACAGGCGTACTTAGCCACACAAACCAAGTTGTTGCCACTACTGGAATCAAAATTACTTATGACGGTCAAGGGCATGTTGTTTCTTCGGCAAGCCTTGCAAGCGGTGATATTCCTTCACTTGATGCCTCAAAAATAACCACCGGAACTTTTGAGATTAGCCGCATAGCCGATGATTCAATTAGTGGGGTAAAACTTGCAGATTACTCAATAACAAAGATTGGCGAAATAACGCCGACAGCAGAAAACATTGGCCAGTTTTTCTTTAACCCGCTAACCCGCGATCTATTTCTCTGGGACGGCAACGTTTACCAGCCTGTTGGCATTAGCGCCGGCGAGATCGTACTGGCTGGAACTTACGACGCCAGCACTAACCTGCTTAGCTCGGTAACTGCAGAAGGTACGGCAGCAGGCTTTGTAAATGGCAGCGCACTACCCGCCGCAGCCGCCGGCAACAACCGTTATTACGTTGTCGTAAATCAAAGCGGTACTGGAACAGCGCCAGCACCAGTTGTTCTGCTTGAGCCACCCGACATTCTGCTGTCGAACGGGTCCAGCTACGTCCTGATCGAAACATCAGAAACGATCACAGCGCAGATCGCATCAAACGTTGGCTTTACACCTACCGGCAGTATCGCTAGCACCAATGTTCAGGCTGCAATCGCTGAGGTCGACACTGAAAAGCTGGCAAAAGCTGGTGGCACCGTTACGGGTCAGCTTTTGATTGGCACGGCCGGCAGCCTTGTATTTGAAGGCGCTACCGACAACGCCTTTGAAACTACCCTTGCCGTCACTGATCCAACGGCTGATCGGACAATCACGTTTAAGGATGCAACTGGAACGGTTGCGCTTACCAGTGATCTTGACGACGGAACTTACTAGGCTGTAGGGGTAATTTCCGGCCTTCGGGCGTTAAGGAATGGCTCTCCAACACATCCGGTCCAGCACTCTGGACAAGCGCCCGCAACCGGCAAGTTTGAGTGACGGCCAACTGGCCATCAACACGAACGTGAATGCGCCGGGCGTCTTTTTTAAAGACAGCAATGGCACGCTTGTCAAAGTTGGCCCCACATTTGTTGGAACTACAGCCCCCAACTCAACGCCCGGCTCTGGTGGTGCAAGTGGTAACACCCTGGGCGAGCAGTGGCTCGATACAAGCGGCACCAACCCAGTCCTTAAAATTTGGGACGGATCGGCCTGGCAAAGCGAAGCTGGCGAATTTGTAAACGTCAGCGGCGACACGATGACTGGTGCGCTGGTGATGGACAACCAGCAACAGATTCGTTTCCGCGAAACTACCGCCAACGGCACTAATTACATTGCACTGCAGGCACCGGCTTCGGTTGCTTTTGACAAGACAATCACGCTGCCCGATGTAACCGGAACAGTTGTCACCACGGGCGACACCGGCAGCGTTACCAGCACAATGATTGCTGATGGCACCATCGTTAATGGCGATGTAAATGCCAGTGCTGCTATTGCTGGCACCAAGATCAGCCCCGATTTTGGCAGTCAAACTGTTCAAACAACAGGGGTATTTAGTGCTGCTGGTGGTGCAGCAGCTACGCCGAGCATTACATTTACTGGCGATCTAAACACCGGCCTGTGGAGCCCTACTGCCGACACAATCGCAGCATCTACCGGCGGAAGTGAGCGACTGCGTATTGACTCCAGTGGTCGTTTAGGTCTGGGGACTAGTAGCCCAACTGGATTACTAACAGTTGCTTCAACATCTCCAGTTATTGATTGGACAAATTCCAGCAATACTGCTTTTAAGCATTCAATTGAATCAACAGGTTATTCAGGTTCAGCGGCAGGAAATACATTTGCATTTAAGGTTGCAAGCGGGAGTGGAACCCAGGCAACGGTAATGACGCTTAACGGTGCAGGGCAAGTAGGGATTGGCTCTACTTCGCCCAATGAGGCTCTCACCATTGCCACATCATCATCAGCTTCCTACATCCAAATCTGCGATAGCTCTACTGGTGCCACCAGCGGAGATGGTCTGTTTATCGGATCTTTTAACGGTGCTGCTGAAATAAAAACAAAAGAAAACAACGTTCTTCAGTTTGGCACTAACAACACCGAACGCGCCCGCATCGACAGCTCGGGACGCCTGT